GGGGCATGAGGGTCGCTATGTCAATCACCCTGATGATCCTGGTGGAGAAACCAACTGGGGTGTGACCATTGGTACAGCACGAGCCAACGGCTACCACGGTGCAATGCGTTCAATGACCCGATTGCAAGCCAAAGAAATCTACCGCAAAGCATTTTGGGAGCGTGCCAAATGCGCTCAATATCACTCCATTATTGGTTTTCAAGTCTTTGATGCAGCCATCAATCACGGTATCGGAAATGCAATCCGTATGCTTCAACGTGCTGTAGGCGTTGCTGATGATGGCAAAGTTGGTAAAGAAACCTTGGGCGCAATCAATGCTAAATCTCTTGATGATGTTCTTGTCTTGTTCAATGCAGAACGCCTTGAGTTTTATACCAAATTAAAAACTTTTGACACCTTTGGTCGTGGCTGGAGCCGTCGAATTGTCAGTAATTTACGTTATGCAGCTGGAGATACACCATGAAAAAAACGACTCGTAGAGTTCCCCAGTCGGTAAAGACAAATCGTAAAATTTATGCTGCTGTAAAACAGTCTGTAGCAGAGAATAAACGCTTTTACGATGGTGTGATTGCTCGTCGTGATCAACGACATGAGCAAAAAATCAGTGAGATTAAAGCCAGCTTTGTACAAGGTGTACCAATGACCACACCACAAGGTTTACTTGTATCAAATAAGTCTAAAAGTTGGGTGTGGTTTAGCAACATTGCCTTTGCTTTGATTGTTGCTGTACAGGCTTTTTTTGAAACTGTGCCACCTGAGCTGATTGCAACTTTACCAAATGATGCTCAGTCAAAAATCACAATGGCTTTAGCAATCTTGGGTGTTATTGGGCGTTTTATCAATCAAAGTCGTGGAGTAAAAGCTCCTCTATTAGAGGATGCTAAATAATGTTTGAGTCATTGAAATTGAGCTTTTCAGAAGCTCATTGGGTCGTTATCACAATTCTTACTTTGTATACATGGTTTATCAACAAACAAAGTGCTTCTGCAAAAGAAATGCTTGATATTCGCTTACGTGTTACAGAGCTTGAAAGCGCAGTCAAAGACATGCCATCAAAACTGGAAATCGCACGGCTTGAAGGTCAGGTTGAAACCATTAAAACCCAACTCAATTCAGCAAATCAAAACATTGGTCAAGTTCAACGTGGTGTATCACGTATTGAACAATGGCTCATTGATAATAAAAAGTGAGGTCGTATGAGCTTTGAAAACCAACTTAAAGAAGAAATGCGCCTTGTCGTACTTCGCTTGCTCAATGAATTGCCATCTTATCGTGGTAATAGCTCAACTTTGCATAGTGGACTCAGTCACTGGGGCTTGAACTTTAGCCGTGATCAAGTAAGAACAGAGTTGCACTGGCTGAAAGAACAAGACTGTATTTCTATTGAACTTGATAATCCTGATGTCATGGTGGTGAAGCTTTCAACTCGTGGTCAAGATGCCGCTGAAGGACGAACAAAAATACCAGGCATTCAACGACCATCGGCTTAGTGAGGTGGTTCAATGTCATTTATTAAAAAACTCTCACCTGAAGCACGTAAGCATATTGAATTTTTATTACGTTCAGATCGTTACACCATCGATGAGCTACTGGAAAATTTTAGCGAACAATTTCCAGATGAAGCGCCTGCACGTTCAACCATGGGGCGAGCGAAAAAGAAATGGGATGAGCATTCGAAGAAAATGCGAGAAATTGCTGAAGCAAGTACTGCTTTAGTTGCAGAGTTAGGTGAAGACACTGACGATAAAGCTGGCGCATTTATGGTTCAGGGAATCACAACTTTAATCAACCACCTCGTTCTTGATCAATTACATAATGAAGATGACCCCGATGCACCAATTCAACTCAGTATTAAAGATGCGCTTGCTTTAGCTAAGGCTTCACGTGAACTTACAGCTGCTCGTGGCATGTCGATTGATCAACGCCAAAAAATTGAACGTATTGCTCGTGACAAACTTCTCGAAGAACAAGAAAAAAATCTTGAGCAAGCTGTTGCATCAAAAGGTATGACTGAAGAGCAAGCCATGTTTTGGCGTGAAAAAGTCTTGGGAGTTGTACGCTGATGAATGCACCATTAAAACCGCTTGGCGATACGATCCGCTCAGTCAGTTGGGAAGAACTTCCAGCCAGTGTCCGTGAAATTCCTGAAAACTTTGATCCACTTGCTGAAGGTGTTTTGATGAAACACCAACGTGAATGGGTGTCAATCAAAGCTAAAATTAAACTCTGTGCCAAAGGTCGTCGAACAGGCATTACTTTTGCAGAGGCTTTAGAAAAAAGTATTCGAGCAGCTTCACGTAAAGAAGCTGGTGGCAGTAATGTTTTCTATATTCCTGATGCCAAAGAAAAAGGCTTAGAGTTTATTGGTTATTGTGCTCGTTTTCTTCGCAATATTGCTGAAGCTCAATCGATGGGTATTTCATCGATTGAAGAATTCATTTTTGATGACCAAAAAGAAAATGGTGAAACCCGAAAAATTACAGCTTGGCGTATTCGTTTAGCCAGTGGTTTTCAAATTGTTGCATTATCTAGTCGACCTGCATCATTACGTGGTTTACAAGGGATTGTGATCATTGATGAAGCTGCCTTTCACCAAGATGTACAAGCCGTACTTGATGCGGCAACTGCACTTCTTATTTGGGGTGGTGAGCTGGTCTTAATTAGCTCTCATAACACCAAGAAAAATCCATTTTATCAAATGCAAGAAGACATACTTGCTGGACGCTATGGTGAGAATGCCGTGGTGATGATCATCACTTTTGATGATGCTGTAGCCAACGGCCTCTATGAACGTGTCTGTATGATGAATGGTGAAGAAGCCACTGAAGAAGGTAAAAAGACTTGGTATAACGACATTCGTAAAGCCTATGGTCCTCGTGTCGGTGCAATGCGTGAAGAGCTAGATGCCATCCCTCGTGATGGCTCAGGTTCAAGACTGCCAGCTATTTGGATTGATCAGGCAATGCCTGAAGTTCGTCCAGTATTCCGCCTGACGTTAAGTGATGATTTCACCAATATGCCCGAACCTGATCGTCGTGCTTATGTGCAAGATTGGCTTGATAAAGAAATTTTACCTGAGCTGGAAAAGCTTGATAAAAACTTCCGTCATGTGGCTGGTCATGACTTTGCACGGCATCGTGACTTTAGTCATTTAACCCCTGCTGAAATTGACCAAAACTTGAATCGTAATGTGCCATTTGTGATTGAAATGCACAAAGTACCGACACGACAACAAGAACAAATTATTTGGTTTGTATTTCGTCGGCTACCCAATTTTTCTGGTGCATCAATGGATGCCACAGGTTCAGGTGAAACCATTGCTGAATATAGCGCTGATGAGTTTGGGCATGATCTTATTCATCAAATCAAAATCAATCGAGCTTGGTATGGTCAGTGGATGACTAAATATATTCAAGCCTTTGAAGATGGCGTATTGACGCTGCCTCGTGATGCCAACTTAGAAGCCGATCACCGTGCAATTGAAGAATATGACGGTATTCCTATGGTTAATAAAGCCCGATCTCAAGATTTAAAAGAACCTGATTTATTCCGTCATGGCGATGGCGCATCCAGTGGCTGTTTAATGTGGCATGCCAGTTTGAACATGGTATCAATTGACACCCATATTTTAAGTAAAGGTTCTCGCACCGCTTCAAAACTACTTAGAGGCTACCGATCTGGACAACTGACAAGAGGATTCCGCTAATGACTAAGCATACAAATAACCAAGGTCTATACATTGGCGGTGAATTTGTTTCATTTGCCGAGGCAAAGAAAAACCAACCCAACATCAACCAAATTGCCTCACGTAGCACAGTGTCAGGCTTTAGCTCTTTGGGTTCAGTATTGCCTAATCCTGATATCGTGCTGAAAAAAATGGGCAAGGACATCAAAGTCTATAAAGACATTAAAGCTCATCCAGTAGTCAAAGGTTGCTTACGTCCTCGTAAAGCTGGGGTAAAAGCCAAAGCTTGGCGGATTGTGCAAGATGAAGCCTCAGAACAAGTGTTTGATCACATCAACAGTATCTTTAAAAAACTACAAATCAATAAAATCACAGGTGCAATGTTTGATGCGACATTTTTTGGTTATCAACCTTGTGAAATTACATGGGCATATACCGATGGTGCTTGGTTGCCTGCCAATATTCAAGCCATGCCACCTGATTGGTTTTTCTTTGATACAGACAATAATTTACGCTTCAAAGACAAAAATTCAGGTCAAGCTGGCTTATTGCTTAAACCAAGAAAATATTTAGTTCCGACCCAAGACGCTAGTTATGACAATCCTTATGGTGAACCTGACGCTGCTTTGGTCTTTTGGGCAACCGCCTTTTTACAAGGTGGGCTTGAATTTTGGGTACGCTTTACTGAGAAATACGGTTCGCCTTGGGTGATTGGTAAATATGGCAATAACTACGATGAAGCCAAGCAAGAAGTTCTACTGAATAATTTGTACAACATGGTACAAGATGCTGTAGCTGTTATTCCTGATAACTCTCAAATTGAAATCATTGAAGCTGCTGGCAAGTCTGCTTCAGCGGATGTATTTGAAAGATTTTTGATGTACTGCCGTTCAGAAATCAATATTGCACTACTTGGACAAAACCAAACCACGGAAGCA